GGTATCGTATGTTAAAGCCACAACGTACGATGGCATGCCTAAAAGCCCCGTAGCGCTCAACAAAACAGATGAGGCTATAATTAGTCGTGTCGATTTCGAAGTTGCCGTAAATTGGACGAGAGAGGCCTTTAAGCAACTTTCTATATATAGTCCGGAAAACGCTAAGCTCTTATATGAGGCTAACATCACGAAGAAAGACCGGCAGATTATGGCTGACGAAAGAATTATTAGCAAAGAAACCTTACGGAAGAAGTTGCAAGTTGCAAGGTGTCAGTTCGCAGGGTATCTAGCTGATGTTAGCGGAAATAGGTTAGATTTGCTTGAGTGGCAATGAAAAAGTTGTGTTTTCGGTGTTTTAATCGTGTTTTATGGTTGCGAAATTCGGAAAAAGCCGTGATATTATGGTAGTGTGATAAGTTTCAGAGAAGCCATTGAGTATTAATCCTGAAATAATTTGATTTTAAAGTCAGTCGAAACGGCTGGCTTTTTTGGTTATATAAAATTACGAGGAGGTGATGATTGTTGAATGAAACTCACACCCAAACAACTAAAATTTGCTGATGAGTATGTGAAGACTGGGAATGCTACTCAGTCAGCAATAAAAGCAGGTTACGCAAAGAAAGCTGCGTATCAAACAGGTGCCGAAAACCTCAAGAAACCTCAGATAAAATCTTATATCGAAAAAAAGTTAGCAGAGATTGAATCGCATAAGATTGCTGATGCAAAGGAAGTCTTACAATTTTTCACACGCGTGTTACGTGGTGAAGTTTCTGAAACAGTCATCACTCCTGATGGTGACAAAGTTGAGAAAGAACCAGATGTAAAAACAAGAATGAATGCCGGTAAGGAAATCATGAAGAGATACCCTAACGACAGCCCTATTGTTAAAGCGCAATTGCGTAGGCTTGAAGCAGAAGCGGCACTTAAAGAACATGAACGTAAGCAATTGGAAGAACAAACGAACTCACGAACTACAATAGTCATCAATGATGAGTGGGAGGACGACGATGGAAAGAACGATTAAAGTTGATATCCAAGCCAACGTAAACCCACACTTCAAAGCTATGTGGCAAACTAAGAAGCCTTACATTATTGCCAAAGGTGGCCGCGGGTCTTTTAAGTCTTCTGTTATTAGTTTGAAACTTGTCTTAAATGTGCTCAAACAAGTCAGAGATGGACATAGAGCTAATGTCATTTGTATTCGTGAAAATGCAAGCTACTTGCGTGATAGTGTCTATAATCAAATTTTATGGGCTATGGATATCTATCATGTATCAGACCAATTCAAGACTAGGGTTAGTCCTATGCAGATTATTCATAAGGAAACGGGTAGCACTTTTTACTTTTATGGTGCTGATGATCCGATGAAACTTAAATCTAACACGGTTAGAGACGTGATTAACGTTTGGTTTGAAGAATGCGCCAACCTAAAGAGCCCTGATGTATTCGACCAAGCACTGCCTACCTTTATCCGGCAGAAAAGCGATTATGTAGACGAAGTGCAAACGTACTTTTCGTACAACCCGCCCAAAAACCCCTATGACTGGGTTAACGAGTGGGTAACGGACAAAGAGACTAACCCTAGTTGGTTTGTGGATACTAGCACTTACCTAGATGACGAGTTAGGGTTTACGACTAAGCAACAGTTAGATCTAATCGAAACGTATAAAAAGAATGATTACGATTATTATCGCTGGCTATATCTTGGTGAAGTCGTTGGGCTGGGAACTAATGTGTACAACATGGACAATTTTCACGTTGTCAGCAAGATTGCTGATGACGAATATTTAACTGATATTTATTACTCCCTAGATACTGGGCATGAAGTTTCCGCTACTACTTGTGGCTGTTATGGTTTGACTAACAGAGGTAACGTGTATCTGCTTGATACGTATTACTACAGCCCTCAAGGCAAGACACACAAAAAAGCCCCTAGCGAACTATCTAAGGACGTTAAGCAGTTTATTGATAAGAATACCGATGCTCATAAAATGCAACCGTCTAAGATGATTATAGATAGTGCAGAAGGTGCTTTAGACAACCAATTCTATCTTGATTACAACATTCATTGGACCAAGGTTAAGAAATTAAAAAACATTGATATGATTGACCGAGTTCAAGACTTGATGTCGCAGGGTCGGGCTTATGTGCTTGATACCGAAGCAAATCAAGTCTTTTTAGATGAGCACAAAAAATACCAATGGGACGAAAAAACCTTAAATAGCGAAGACCCTAAAGTTATCAAAGTCGCAGATCACACAGTCGATTCATTTAAATATTTGGTACGTAGTTGTGAACGTGATTTCGGTCTCAGATATTAGGAGGTGAAGACTTGAATATCTTTACTACCATTAGAAACTTATTTAGAAAAGGAGGTGCTAAAGTGGGAGTGATTAAGAGCTTAGGCAGCATCTTAGATGATGAGCGTATCAGTATGCCGGCTAGTGAGTATGAACGCATTAAAGTTGCGCAACGGTATTTCAGAAACGACATGCCACAAGTGAGATACAAGAACGCAGAGGGTTTATTAGTCGAACGTGAGTTTATGTCGATTAACGTAACTAAAATGTGCGCCCATAGGTTAGCCTCAATCATCTATAACGAGCAAAGTACAATCAATGTGGGCAATGAGTCGGATAACGAATTCTTACAAGACGTGCTTGCTGACAACGATTTTAACAATCAATACGAAGAGCGCCTAGAAAGCGGGATTGCGTTAGGCGGGTTTGCAGTTAGGCCTTACGTGCAAAATGACAAGATTAAACTTGCGTGGGTACAGGCAGACCAGTTTTACCCCTTGCATAACAACACGAACGAAATTGACGAGGCGGCTATCGCAAGCAAGACGGTTGTTACCGAAAACAATAGTCCTGTTTACTATACGCTATTGGAATTTCACCAGTGGGATAATGATACTTACAAGATTACTAACGAATTATATCGTTCAGAATCAGCCACAAGCGTTGGCATTCAAGTACCACTTACAACCTTACCCGAATATGAACAACTAGCCCCAGAAGTCAATTTAAAAGGCTTAACTAACCCGTTGTTCGCTTACTTTAAAACACCAGGGGCAAACAACAAACAAGCAGATAGTCCGTTAGGCTTAGGCATTGTCGATAATGCCAAACATGAAATTGATGCAATCAATATCACTCACGACCAGTTTGTGCATGAAGTACAGTTAGGTAAGCGGAGGATTGCGGTACCTGCGGAAATGTTAAAACCTGGCGCAAGGTTTGGCGGACAAGATACCGCAAGCAATCAGCGCCCACTTATGTTCGATCCCAAAGAAGACATTTACATGCAAATGTACGGTGATGCGGATGCAATCGGTATTAAGGATTTAACAACCAATATCCGCAACGACCAATACAGCCAATCAATGGATTTTTTCCTAAAAGAATTTGAAAATTCCGTAGGTCTAAGCCAAGGCACGTTCACCAACAGTCCGAGTGGTGTTCAAACAGCTACAGAAGTCGTGACTAACAATTCTATGACTTACCAAACACGGTCAAGTTATCTTACACAAGTCGATAAGCAGCTTAAGACATTGATTAAAGCCATCTTCGAATTAGCGCAATGTGGTCAGCTTTTTAGCGACGGTAAGCCCCGCTTTGCTGGCGATATTGAAGATCTTGTTATTGATATTGACTATCAAGATGGTGTATTTACCGATAAGACCACACAATTTACACAAGATAGCCAAGCGGTGACAATGGGAGTCATGCCAAAGAAGCGCTTTTTAATGCGCAACTTTAACCTTGATGAACAACAAGCTGACCAGTGGTTAGAAGAATTATCTCAGGAACAACCAGAAGGTAACCTCAATTCCTTATTAGAGAATGGAGATTATCCACAGGGAGAAGATGAGCCAGAACCAGATGAAGGTGATTAACCATGGCTAATCCATTGCAAGGCCCAATGAATAATGCTGCTGGCCTTTATAGTCAGCTAGAATTAGATATTTTCCGTATGCTTATCCGACTTATCAAAGATTCTAAAGGCCCAATTAACAAGGACAATGTTATTAGATGGCAAGCCGAACAATTGGCTAAAATGGGACAATTAACCAAGCACACAGCCGAATTATTAGCTAGGTATGACGACATCAGTCAAGAACATTTGGAAAATGTCATTAAGAGCCAAGGCTTAGAAATAATTGATCAAGTAGACAAACAACTAACCGCCACAGGCAAGACACCTATTCCGATTAGTTCTGAAAGCAATGAGATTTTACAAGCAATTATTAATCAGACTTGGAGAGACCTTAACAACAATGTCAATCAGTCTTTATTAACAACGAATTATGGTGAAAATTCAGTCTGTCAGGCTTACACGCATATTTTGAATAAAGCCACCGTACAAACGGTAACGGGGCTTAAAACGTTTGATAATGCGTTATTTGATGCAGTTAGGCAAGAAGTTGATGCTGGTATTAAAACTAAGCTAGTGGACAAAGGCGGGCATAGATGGAGTTTAGAGGGGTATACAAGAACAGTTTTAAGAACTACGGCTAATCGTACCTATAACGAGCTTAGAATGCAGAGAATGGAAGATTATGGACAAGTTCTTTGTTTGATGAGCTCACACCCTGCTGCAAGACCTGCTTGCGCCCCAATTCAAGGTATGGTGGTCTTGATGATTCCTAGAAGTGACGTGCCCGCTGATTATGCTGACTACATTAACTATCCAAGCATTTATGACCATGGTTATGGGACACCCGCGGGAACGATGGGAATTAATTGTAGTCATGCATTCTTTCCCTACACGCCAGGAATCAGCACTAACAATCAACCAAAATACGACCCCGACGAGGCTATGGCCAACATGGAGGTTGTTCAAAAACAACGGGCGCTTGAAAGGTCAATCAGAGACGCGAAAAAGAGATTAATGGTTGCTGAAGAAATGGGCGATGAAAATGGTGCTATGAGAGCTAAAAACCTAATCAGAGCCCGCCAAAAGCGATTAAGAGTGTTAATTAAGGATAACAACGATATCTTGACCCGCGATTATAATCGTGAAAAAGTAATATCCAGTGGTTTTGATTCCGATGGTAAAAAGGACGGTACTTTGACCGCAAGCCAAAAACATACTCAAGCAATGTTAGCAAGTGGACAATGGGGGACTAAAATTAACGCCGAAAAACAAGCGCCACATATGGAATCAACCAAAATAGAAGGCAAAAGCTATTTGTATGACGGCGAAGACCCACAAAAGTTGCTTGATAAGTATACTGGTAAAGGTGAGTTAGACCGAACTAAAAAAGGATTTGGTACAAAAGAAACTGTTCATGTTGACCATATCATTGGAGTGGATTATAATTCGGGTAAAGAAACTGATTGGATAAAAATTCACCATTCTAAAAAAAGAACACACATTGTTCCTTATAAGCCTAAAAGGAAGTAGTTTATTATGAATTTAACAAAATATTGGGGAAAACATGTAAATGTAGTAGACATTGATGGCGATAAATATAAAGGTTTTGTTCAGGCTGTGACCATCCCGGGAGATTCAGATGAGAATTGTTATGAAATTGATTTAAAAGGAACTACCCAATATCCAGAAGGCATATTCAACTTAACTGAATATGAAATCAAATCAATTATGTTAGATCCAGCTTACAACGATTAGCGATGCTAGTCGTTTTTTATTTTGAAAGGGAATTTAAATGAACAAGTGGGAAGAAATAATTAAAATAGTTATCGGAACAATTTTTATAATCATGGCAGTTATTTCATGGTTTGCCAAGTTACACTTTTATTGGAGCTTTTGATACCTCGACCTAAGCTAAGTCGTTAAACTGGCTTTTTTGTATGTTCCAATTCATGCGAGGGGTCGTCCCTCGTAAATAAAATACGTTAAGGAGAGAGAACATGAAGAGAGATTTTTTGAAAGAACAAGGTTTAACCGAAGAACAAATTAATGCGGTTATGGCTCAATATGGCCAAGAAGTAAACCCGTTGCAAGACCAAATCCACAACTTAACGGCCGAAAGAGATGGATACGTCAAGCAATTAGGTGAACGTGATAACCAACTTAAAGACTTGTCAGCAAAAGCAAAAGGTAACGAAGAGTTGCAAGCTACAATCGATAAACTTAAGAAGTCCGCACAAGAAGCGGAAACCAACTACCACAATGAACTAGCTAAACAACAAAAGTCCTTTGCTATCGATAAGGCTTTAACTGGGGCTGGGGCTTTAAACAACAAAGCAGTATCCGCCTTATTAAACATGGATAACGTGGAATACAAAGAGGGTACTTTAACCGGTTTAGACGACCAATTAACAGCATTGAAAGAGTCAGACGGTTACTTATTCAAGCAAGAAACTCAACAGCCACAAGATACTGGCAAAGTAACAATTACAGCGGGACAACCTAAGCCGAATACGGGGGCCAAGATTGATTTATCTAAGGCAACCTACCAAGAAATCATGGCTTTTAAGGAAGAACACCCGCAAGAATATGCAGAATTAGCAGAACAATAAAGGAGATATATTAAATGTCAAGTTTAACAACACAATTAGCGCAAATGATTGACCCAGAAGTTATGGCAACCATGCTTCAAGCACAATTACCACAAGCGGTACGTTTCCAATCTATCGCACCTATCGACACTACCTTACAAGGTCAAGCGGGTGATACTGTTACAGTTCCACGGTACAAATACATTGGAGATGCGCAAGACGTAGCAGAAGGCGGAGAAATCCAATACAACCAACTCACTACCGCAACGCAAAAAATTACTATCAAAAAGGCTGGTATCGGGGTACAACTTACTGACGAAGCCGTTTTATCTGGTTACGGAGATCCAGCCGGTGAAGCTGTTCGCCAAATCGGTTTATCTTTGGCATCTAAGGTTGATAACGACATCTTAGATACAGCGAAGAAAGCTACTTTATCAGTAAACCACGCTATTGACTTGGACTTAATCGACCAAATTTCAGCTCAAATGATTGATTCCACATCAGATTTCAACTACGAAAGCGACGACACAGAAACAGGGGTATTATTCTTAAACCCTAAAGATGCAAACGCATTACGTAAGTTGGCAGCCGATAATTGGACACGCAGTTCAGAATTAGGCGATAACATCTTAGTTAACGGTACTTTCGGGGAATTGTTTGGTTGGCAAATCGTCCGCACTCGTAAATTAGGTGTGGGCTATGGTTTAGCAGTCTTACCAGGCGCGATGAAGACATACTTAAAGCGTGGATTTAACTTAGAAACTGACCGTGACATCGACCACAAGTTGACTAAAGTTAACGCTGATGAATTGTACGGTGTAGCTATCATGAATGATGCCCGTATCGTGGCAGTTAAACCAGCAACCCAAAGCAAGTAAAAAGGGGGGTAGTCAATGGCTTACTTAACCTTAGACGAATTTAAAAGCTTAGGTTATGACCTGGAAGATAAGACGGTCTTTACGGCTTATGCAAATCAAGCAGGGCTAGTCATTGACCGGGCAACCAACGGCTTTTACCGAAAGCATAGTCTTGTTGATGATGTCGACTTAGAACGAGTAACGGACTTTAAGCGGGCTAACGCAGAGATGATTAGCTATTATGCTTATCAAGGCTCTAGTAAATCGTACGAGCTTAAAGACGGAGATTACAAGAGTGTATCAATCGGGCGTTTGAATTTAACCCCGAACGTCTCCAGTCAAGCGAGTCTTAAGAATGGATTAACAGAAGAGGCTTACTATCTGTTAGCTAGTCATGGCTTGCTTTATCGTGGGCTTGGGGGTGATTACTTATGATGCCTTTAGTTTCCCGTAAACTATGCAAACAATCGATAAGTTTGCTGAAAGAAAGTGCCAAAAAGGACAGGTTCGGCAAGTCAGTTACGACCACAACGGGAACGGAAATTAAGAACGTGTTAGTGCAAGAACAGACAATCTATTCAGGCACTAACGACAATCGACAAGTCACTGCAAACGCCGTGGCTTTTTTGTTCGATAAAATTAGTTCGCCCATGCCACAGTTAGATAGGCATAGTGTGGGGAAAAAGATTGAGTATCACGGCCAACAATGGACCATTACCAATCTTGTCACTAACTACTATCCAACGAATCCGAATAAGGTTTTTTCTTACGAAATCGAGGTGCTTTAAATGTCAATCACAGTCAAAACTGATTTAAGTGGCCTTAGGACCACTAAAAAGAGATTGCAAGCGGCACAGTACAACTTAGGTAATCAAATCATGTCTGATATGGACCAATTTGTACCGTACAAAGCCGGACATTTATCGGGGTCAGCTCACCTTAAGCGAGTGGGAGACGGAAAATTTACCGTATCCTACACTACACCTTACGCACGCAAACAATTCTATGGTGTTGGTATCAAAAACCACACCAGGACAGTTCACCCTATGGCTACAAGTCGTTGGGATTTAGCGGCTAAGTCTCGTTACATGAACGATTGGGTACATGCATTCCAAAAGGGGGTGCTTAAATGATTGACCTTGAAGAACGATTGCAAGAGGCTATTACATCTGCCAACTTAGATTTACCAACAGAACTTTATAGTGGCTATCTAAGCGGGCTGGATACACCAGAATTGCGTTTGATGCTCTTACCAGGCTCACAGACTATCGAGGAAGATATGGTAGGCAACAAGACTCGTCAATTCCTAGCCGAAGTCCGCATGCGAGATGATGACGAAAGCCGTATCCAAGATACCTTATACAAAATAGCCTCATTTCTTGATAGTGAGGCTTTTAATTTACAGTCAGGCAATAGCTCTTTCACCTTTACTGACTTAACCATTACTGATTTTCCACACCTTATCTATGCGGATGAGGGTGGGAAATTGATTTATACACTAGATTTTTCGCTAACGGTTGATACCTACGCGAACGGAAAGGACTGATTAAAACATGGCTGAAACACATGCTATCAAAGGGACAGAAGACCCTAAAACTGGTTTTCTCTTAAACTCAAAACAAAAATTCTATATCGACACTACTGGCGGAGATGACTTAGATACAATCTCCGACGGTACATGGGCACGTTTAGCGGTCGGTGTAACTCAAGTAACGCCAGCCGGAAACGAAACCACAAACACGGACGCTTACTACTCAGACGAATCATTTGGATCTAACGACGTTATTGGTAAGCGACCACAATTAACCTTTACTGGTAACCGTTACGCAGGCGACAAGGCTCAAGATTACATTGTCAGCTTGGAATACGCTATCGGTGAAGCAGTCAAGACCCGTTTAATTTGGCAACGCACAGACGGTTCCGTTATCGTGGCCAAGGTTACAGTTATGACAATTGTTGTATCTGGTGGGAATGCGAACGCTAAACAAACATTCTCATTCGTACTTGGATTTAACGGTAAACCCGTACAACCTAACGGGACTATCGCTATCGACGAAAGCACAGGTAAGCTAACTTTATCTGGTAGCGATCAAGAATAATTAAAAAACAGACAGAGACGAGAAATGTGAGACGAAGAAAGGACGATAAACATTGGCAGTAATCAATTTAGATAACAAAATTAAATTAGAAAAGACCCTTGATGTCACTTTGCTGGGCAAAGATTGGAAGCTTGACCCGCAAGTTATCTCAATGGCTATGGCAGATTTAATGCCTTTGGCTAACATGTTTTCAAACGCTGGCAAGAACACAACGGAAGACCAAGCAATCGAATTGCTAGTTAAATTTCAAGCAAACCAAGATAAGCTTTTGAACTGGTTTGATACAGTCTTTAAGCCGGGCTTTGGTGAAGAAATCGCAGCTGCTTACCATAACAACGGTGTTAAGCTTATTCAAATCATGCAATTAATTGCTAACGAAACCACTAAGCTTAACAACGTAAACCAACGCAAGAAGAAACAAAAATACTTAGGCAAACAAAATGCTAAGTCTAAGTGAAAAGCCATTGCAGTTTATCCAGATTGACGGGAAAGCGTACGAAGTCAAGCTATCGTTTGACAACGTACTGAGATTTTTCGACATGATGGATGACGACGAACTTAGTCAGCAAGATAAATGGCTTTTAGCGTTTTCTATATTCTTTAAAAAGCCCCAGGAGGTCCCGCAAGATGCCTTAATCGAAAGCGTGGATAGTTTAATCAAGTACCTGGTTAAAAGCCCCTACGGTCAAAATACGGGGTCTGATGAGCAATCAGGGACACCAATTAAATATTTTTCCTACACGCAAGATGCCGAGGCTATCTATGCAAGTTTTATGCAAGCCTACCATATCGATTTAATCGAAGAACAAGGGCGGTTGCATTGGGACCAATTCAAGGCTTTATTAAACGGTTTACCTGCTAACACATGTTTTCAACGCATTGTATCAATCAGGCAAAAGACAACCGAGGGCATGGAAAACGACCCTAAAGCGTTGGCTCAATTAGTCGAGGCTCAAAGCTATTATGCCTTAGACAGCGAAGTGAACGCACAAGCGCAAGATGATGCTTTGGCAGCATTCGCAAATTCATTATTTTAGCGGAAAGGAGGAAGATAGATAAATGGCAGACGGGTCAATTAACATTGATATAAATATTCCGGTATCTAAAGCGATTAGCGACATTGATGACCTACAAAAATCAATCAGCAAGCTGACCGATAAAGATATCGAAGTCAAGGTATCGCAAGCGCAAGCGGAAGAAAAGGTTAACGACCTTGTCCAAATGCTTTCAAAAGTACCAGAAAACAAGCGAGTGCAATTATATGCGCGGGCCGAAAAAGCCGGCATTAACTCATTTTCCGAGCTATTATCAGCGTTACCGAAAGAGAAACAGACCGAGCTGTTAGCAAAGGTCGAAAAGAATCAAGCGATTAACTGGAAGTCGTATTTAGACGAATTACCGAAAGAAAAGCGGACGGAGCTTACAGCTAAAGCCGAAAAAGGTGAAGTTATTGACTTTAAGAAGTTGGTAGATGAAGTACCGAAGAAAGAGGAAACCAAGCTTGAAGCTAATACTAAAAGCGCCAAAGAGAACATTAATGATTTGAGCAAAGAGGTTTCAAACATTAAAGGCAAGTTTTCCTCGCTGAAAGAAATCATGTTGGGTACATTCGCTGGCAATATGATTACAAACGGAATCAATGCCATTACAAGCTCCTTAAAAGGTGCGTGGGAAATGGGAATGCGATTCAACGAAGAGCAAGACACCATGCGGACGGTCTGGAAATCATTGACCACTGAAGCCCCTCAAGACGGCAAAGAATTGGTTAATTACATTAATCAAACCGCCCAATCATCTATTTATGCCGCTGACACCATTAACGAAATGGCCCAATCGATGTACCACGTTCATAGTAATGTAGATGAAACTAAGAAGTGGACTAACTCTTTCGTGGCTTTAGGTTCTACTTTGCACTTAACAAACGACCAACTAAGTGAATCTGCTGAAATGTTTTCTAAAATCATGGCTGGTGGTAATGCCACCGCCGAAGATATCAACGTTATGATCAATAGATTTCCTATGTTTGGTGAAGAATTACAAAAAGTCACAGGAAAATCAATGCAGGAAATCCGTAAAATGACTGCTAGTGGGAAATTATCTGCTGATACAATTAGTGAGACCTTGGAGGCTTTAGGTGACAAGTACAAGCAAGGTACAGAAGAGGGTATGACCTCTTTCATGGGCATGGGAATGTTCATCAAGGCACGCTCATCCCAATTGCTAGGTGAAGTAACGCAAAGTACGTTTGAATTATCTAAAAAGACAAGAGATTCTATCACTAGTCTGCTATCTAATGACGCTATGGACGGGTATGCCAAATCGATTAGCAATGCAATTTCAGGAGCGTTAACGTACATCACTAAGTTCTTTAGCTATATCAGTAATAACAAGTGGCTTTTAGATGGAATTTTCTTGCAATTGGTTCAACTTGGCAAAGTAATCGGCGGAGCTGTTTGGCAAACTTTCAAAGGAGTTGTTGAAGGCATTGTTGATGCATTTGGTGGTTTCAAAAAGAACGATAGCTCACCTCTTTTGCAAAAATTACTTGATGTTCTAACCAAGCTAACCGACCACAAAGAAGAAGTGGCAAAGTTGGCTTCTAATGCAACAAAGGTCTTTTTGGCTTTTGTAGCTTGGAAGAAAACAACCCAAACAATTTTGGGAGTAAAAAAAGCTGTGGAACAGACTTCCGAGGCTATCCGTTCTATCAAGAAGGCAACATCTGTTCTCATTAGTCTAGCGAAATTATCGTTCAGTTCAGTTATAGCGAGTCTTAAAAGCTTTGGTGCTGCATTGAGGCCTATTATTGCACTTATGATAGGGAATCCAATCGGATTAACAATTACCGCTATTGTAGCGCTGGGTACAGCTTTCGTTTTAGCTTACAAATACATCAAGCCTTTCAGAGATGCGGTTAATAAGACATGGGACGCAATCAAAAAGTTAGGAAAAGACATTGTTGTCCTCCTAGAGCCTGGCTTCAAAAAAGTCGGAAAGCTTTTCAAAGACTTGCAGAAGACTTTCGAGGACGGCATGAAAGGCTTATACAAACTTTGGAAAGTCGGATGGGATGCTATAGTCGATATTGTTTCGGCAATTACCAAGCCACTCCGTAAAGTCGTAACCAAGCTTTTAGACAGTGTAGGAGATTGGATATCTGATAAGTGGTCTGATATCAAAAAGAACACGTCCAAGTCCTGGGAAAATATCAAAGATACGATTTCAGACAGACTGGAAGAAACAAAGTCATCATCAACTAAGCTTGCGGGACATATCGCAAGTGCAGTAGCAGACAAGTGGGACGAATTACACTCAAACTCAAGCAAGATTTGGGGTAATATTTCTTCGACCATCGTTCGCTTAGTGCAAGGCCTTAAAAGGTCATTAGATGGCATTTTTAGCTCGATTTCAAGCGCTTGGTCTAACTTATGGTCTGGCTTAGGAAGTATCTTCACAAGCATTTGGAGCGGTGTAAAAGGCGCTGTAAGAGACGGGATGAACGCAGTCATTGACTTTATCAATGGCGGTATCAATGGTGTAAATTCCGTTATCTCGTTTTTTGGTGGTAAGAAGAACACAATCGGCACAATCAAAAAACTGGCGACTGGGACAAGCGCAGTCAACGAACGCCAGCTAGCAGTGGTTAACGACGAAAAGGCAACGGACTACCGAGAAGCAATTTTTCGTGCTAACGGTCAGGTCGAAATTCCCGAGGGTCGCGATGTCTTAACTGTCTTAAACCCTGGGGACTCCGTTATGCCGGCACAAGCTACAAAAGCTATGTTCCCTCACTATGCTAACGGGGTTGGTGATTGGCTAAGCGCAGCCTGGAATAACGTCAAAGATTGGGCTGGTGATACTTACGAGGCTATTAAAGGGGCTATCGCTAATCCGCTTGGGACTTTGCAAAGTATCTTCAACAAGTCAACCAACAATACGAGCGGTGTCTACCGTAGTATCGCTGACGGTGCGGGGAGCTATCTTCCTAAAGTCGGGGCTGATTGGTTTAAGAAACAACTCGAAAAGCTTAAAGAGGCTTTATCGATTGAAAACGTATCTGGTGATGCCAACGCGTGGATACCGGTAATTAAGCAAGTTGCTGACCGTATGAATGTCGAGTTAACAAGTGGCGGGTTAAGTGCTATTCTACGACGGATTAATCAAGAATCTGGTGGGAGCGCAACAGTTACAAATAACTGGGATAGCAACGCTAAAGCTGGTCACCCGTCTAAAGGTTTGCTCCAATACATTCAGCCTACTTTATCCGCATGGGCGGCAACAAGTCGAGGCTTTGGCGCTAACCTTTCAAGCGGGGCCGACCAATTAGCCGCTATGTTCAACGACTCTAACTGGTTACGAGATATTTCAGTTAGTGGCGGTTGGGGCCCAACAGGTCATAGACGATACGCTAACGGGGGATGGGCAAACCAAGCGTCTATCTTCGGTGAAGATGGCTTAGAAGTCGCAATCAACCCTAGCAAACAAACCGCGGATAGTTTGATTTTGCAGGCAATTAGAGCGAGAGCAATCGCGGATCCTAAAGGGATGAGTGCTAAACTTAATGCTTTGGTTGAACGTGCAAAAATTGGACAAATAAGTTCATTCAGAGCAGTCCAGCCTAACATAGATGATTCACCTAGTCAGGTAGCTAAAGGGCTTAATACCGAAAATAATTCGGTTTCCGGGAATGTTAAACTTAATATCCAGCTGGATAGCAAAATCATTGCCAAGGCTACTTACCCATTACAAAAAGCAATGGAGGCTAGAGAAATAACTATCTTGCAAAATGGAGGTGCGATTTACTAATGTCCAGTGTTTTTATAACTAGAAGCGAAGGTATAGTTTACGACTTAGATGAATTAGGTTATAAAGTAAAAAAATTTGATTTTCCGTCAACGAATTATAGCTATTCAATGCAACAAGAAGGTACTTTTGGAAACAAAATTGTTAATACTAGTGCAGGAGAACTTACCTTAACGCTTACTCTAAAAGTTGTTGCGACTGATAATTATGATTTTGAATTGAAACGTTTTGAACTTAACCGAATTTTTTCAAGTTATGACTACTTTTGGATATCTTCAGTCAGATTCCCATATCTGCAATGGAAAGTTAAAGCGTCACCTTTTACTATGGAACAAGTAGATAACGCACCTTATACAGACGTTTCTATCTCGCTTGTTTGTGATGAGGGCTTTGCCGAATCTGTTGGAACAACAGCAGATGATGACTTTACCTTTTCTGCTGGAAAATGGGGGTTAGCCAACTATTTACCTAATGGCGAAGGATTGAAATATATTTTTGTAAATCAGAATAAATTTAAAGTTTATAACGCTAGTGTTATTCCTTTAAGGGCAGATGAAAGACCAGTCGACATCATTTTCAACGGTAATGTAAAAAATAAATTGACCATAAAAAATAATACGACTAACCAATCAGTAAGTTACAATCGAAGTTTAAGTAAGGATAAAACTTTAACTATTCATGGATTAGTGCCTATTGAAGATAATCAGCAAATGTATTATGCAAGCGACCATGGTTTTATTGATTTTACAGTAGGTTGGAATGAACTAGAAGTGGTTGGCGCTAGTGACTTTACGATAAAATTTAGAACAAAATTTTACTACTAGGAGGGATGAAAATGGGGTTGATTTTCCATACACATAATGATGCAGATCATACTCAAGCTAGAGTCAGTGATATTCAGGTAGTAGACACACTAAATAGTTTGAGAACCTTATCATTTTCTTTTATAGCGGATGAAGATAGGAAGGTAGCCGCTAAAATTTGTGATGCTCCTTTTAGTGAAGTAGAAGTACCTGATGATAATCAAAGATATCTAATTCTAAGCGTAGATAATCCTAAAATTGGAATATATCGACAATATTCTATTACAGCAGTTCAGGTCGGTAAGAAATTACATTGGAATTGGGTGAAAAATAAAGTTAACGGGACACAAAGCTTGGAAAATTGTTTGAAGATGATTTTGCCCAAACCGTTTACTTATCAAATTCACGGAAAAATTGATAATTACAGTTTTTCAGAAGAATTTGGTGGGGGGTATGCTGACGAGTTGCTAGAACAGCTAGCAGGCGATTTTAAATTTGAATGGTACTTTGACAACTATACATTACATGTAGCAAGCCAAATCGGACAAGATGAGGCTTTTTTGTTTATCGATAATCTTAATTGTCAAAAAATAAATATTCAGTATTCAGATGAAGATGTTCAAACAGTAATTACAGGTTATGCAAGTCCTAAACCCATTATGAAAGAAGTGACAAAAACTGAAACCAAAACAAGAACATTAGGCACTGCTGCAGATTGGGCATGGCCTTTTCCGGACGTTGGAGAAGGTCATTTTGATAGTGCGCAATTATTCGGGGTTCATCCTGGTGGCGGTTTTCGTCGCAATGGTTTTCATGATGGACTTGATTTTGGTACAGCTAATCATCCAGGAAATGCAGTTCATGCTGTACATGATGGCACTGTAACTATCAAGTCATATATGAGTGGTTTACAGTACTACGTTGTAATTTCTGGTGGTGGCTATAACGTTGTGTATCAGGAAGCTTTTAGTAGTCCAGGAAAGATAGCAGTTAACGTGGGCCAATCAGTTAAAAAAGGTGACATTATCGGCTATCGTGATACAGACCATCTCCACTTAGGTATTACGAGAGCTAATTTTAATTATGCTGTGTCAAGATCTTTTTCAAATGACGGTACTTGGTTAGACCCACAAAGTGTGATTCGCAACGGTTCGAACGGTGGTCAAAGAACAGAAAATTATGTGGAAACGACTAAAGAATTAGTAGATACCGGTGAAAAGGAATATACAGTTCAGTACACCTACAAAAGTCCATACATTACAAGTGCTGGGTTTCCAGAAATTATGCACGAAGACTACGTATCTGAAGATAATTTGACTCAAGATGGGTTAATCAAAAAGCTCAAAGAACAAATAACAGATTATCCATCAGTGCAATATACAATTGATACTGTTAATTTTAAAAAATTTTCTGACTATATTAAATCTTCCAGACCAGGTGATTATGGATGGTTGAAAGACCGTTTGGGAGTTGATGTTAAAGTCAGAATTTCAAGCGTCACTTATTCTTATCAAGATGCATCAAAAGCGGATGCCATTACTTTCGGAAATAAGCGACTGGATCCAGTGGTTTGGTCGGTAAACAGTAAAAAAGCTTATGAAGAAAATATCAAATTAGGAAAGACTTTGCAAAATGAGTTAATGCAAGTTCGCAAAGAATCAAGTTTAGCGATATCTATGGCTGACCAAAGTCTAGCAAAGTTTGAAAGTATGATGCAATCAATAACTAGAACTAGTCAAAGTACATCAGAAAGTATAAGTGAATCTATAAAATTGAGCGAGTCAGCAAGTATAAGCGACTGGCTTTCCACAAGTCAGTTGGAATCAGAAAGTCTTAGTCAATCTCTAAGCCAATCTATAACTGCAGGAAAATTAAATACAAGTGAGGAGGGATAAGCTTTGGTTAAATTGAATCCAATGACAGAAACTTTTCAAGATAGCGCCTATAAAGAAAAACTCAGTCAGAACTTTCAACTAATTGAAGAAGCTTTAAATGAAATAGAAAGCACAGTTAATGATAGTAAGAATCAAGAAGCCAAGGAGGTGACCCGTGAATATGTAGATGAAGAAGTAAAGAAGCTTAATAATCGTATCAAGTTTATTACTGTTACGGGGATTGATGAGACAGTTGTACGGGATGTTGTAGATAAGATTTTGAAAGAGAAAGGAGTGATTTAGTTGCAAACATTAAAATATGTGATTGGTAAAGATTATCGACCACTAACAACGCTAGAAGCTAAGTCTAGCAACGTATCTAATATTGACTATGGCAATAATCCTAATTGGGTTCAAGCTCGACAATATGAAGACGGCTTGCGCCAGGTGTTTGTAGAAATTACCAACGAAGACGGGTCACCATATGATTTAACAGGGGCTAATGTGCTGTTTGAAGGTATCTTGCCTGATAATGAGCATAAGATTTTGGATAATTCCCATGCCGTCTTTTATGAAGACCCAACAAGCGGTAAGTTCCGCTTTGATTTACCAGCAGCTGCCTTTGCAGTGGCAGGACAATATAAGCAGGCTTTCTTCCGGATCACTAAAGGTTATCAAAATGTGGCCACACTTGAATTTAAGTTAGAAGTCTTGGCGGATATGGTTATCAGCGGTTTGATGCCTCGTGACTATATCAGTCCGTTAGATGAACTTTTTAACACAATCAAGGAAACGGAAACTAAAAATGTAGCTGAATTAAAGAAGATTGTTGATGATAAGGTTAATGAAATTACTAACTTGATGACTACCTTAAATCAAACTAACACGGCTACTTTAAGCGAATTGAATAGTGCTAAAACAGCATTAGAGGCGTTGGAAGATAAAATTAAGCAAGACGGGTTGTTTACTCAAGAAGAGGCAAAGGAATTCGAAATATCAATCCAAAAACTTATTGCTGATAGTGATCAAACCGTAACTGACCAGCTCAGAAAATATGAAGCGTCAAGAATTTTCACCGACGACGACATTCCGGATTACTTGGCAGATTCTTGGGAGCACATTATAACTTCTGTGCCGCACGAGAAAAACACGGTTAATATCGCATTTATCACAGACAATCATGTTGAAGAAGGCTCTGAAAAATATGAAACATCATATTCTGGCGATGCGCTCAAAAAGTACAAATATTTTGCGCGGAGCACTTTTTCGACTAAACCAGACATCGTGTTGCTGGGCGGAGATAATATCAATGGAAATGTCCTTAGAGACGATTTGATGTATACAAACAAACACGTTAGAGCAATCGTTGAAAATATAAATCTCGGAACTCCGATTTTTGAACTGCTGGGCAATCATGATACAGGTATCGGACAAGCCGGAGGATTGAACCCAAGCAAAACTTTGACTGAGAATGACATTAGGAGATTGTACAAAACTTCCGGCGCTCCTTATGGCGAAAAAAGAAATGATGATTCTCTTTATTTTTATTATGATGTAAAAATAAATGGACAACCTGCTTTGCGGGTTATTGGGCTCAATTCAAGTGACTCACCCTATACGACAACAAGTGGAAACTATGACTATGATAAATTACATTTTTTGTCGTATCAGCAAGAACAACTCAATTGGCTTGCAAATCAAGCTTTGCAAACAACTTTACCGGTGATTGTTTTTACTCACTCGTCTGAAACAGACGTGATCAATTCGGATGTTTTGTACAAAATTTTGCTGGCTTTTAAAAACAGGAATTCCGCCACTTTGTCATCAAGTAACAGTGGCGATTTGGGTGTTCATGGATTATTCGTAGATTTTTCAAACTTGCCAACAAGCACGTTAGTAGCGCTCGTGTCTGGACACACGCACGAGGATTATTCAGAAAAAAGCACGCTTGAGGGGACGGCGAGAATAACCGTAGATGCCGATTTGACTAACTCTTTGCCTGGCTCAATTGAGAGAAGATTCACTTCCAACGACCCTTGTTGGGAAGTGCTATCTATTAATCTTGATTCTAGAGTGATGCGAGAGTTTAGATTTGGTCGAGGAACAGAAAGGAGTTTTACATTTTGACAACAGTTGAAAACATGCAGCGACAAATTAATGATTTGGCTGAAAAAATCAATACACATCTCGGGAATCCGAATGGGCATCCGATTGTCAGTGGCTATGATAGACAAAATATGGCTGGGTTTGTTTCAGCACAAGAGCACGAAAGAGCCCTAGGAAATGCGATGCCCCTAACCACGAAAATCGATTGGAATGCACTTCCCGCGGGTTACTATTATGTTGATAGGGCAGACATGATAGTCGGTCTGACAAGTGTAGCGGGAATTTCTGAGCAAGTGCCTACCTATGTTAGAGTGGTGAGAAACCCAATCGATTCGCAGCGAGTGCTTTCGGTTAAGCAACCAAGTGTCGGCTTTGAGATTGACATTATGACTGACAAAGATGGAAACATTCACAACGGCTACAAGGTGACAAGTAAGCAGATGCTATCAGGAAACGCAAGTGATACAGTCATTTTGAATGCCTACCCATTAGATTCCGATAATGTTTTAGTCGACCTTCGAGGAGAATTAACTATCGATGTTGGTTCTAATAACTTCGCGTCAAAAAATATTAACCTTAATGGGTCGGTAACGCCTAAAGACAGACAATTAGTTCCGATGGCAGTTAATGATCTGAGCCATATCAACATCATGTATGGTTATATCAATAACACGGGGTCCTTATTCTTTTTCAACAAAGGAGACTCCGTTGTTAAAAAAGTGTCTTTTCAAGCCAATTATGTAATCAAAATCGGGGAATAGGGGACCGAAAATGGAATTTTACTTATATGATAAAGAAACAAAAAAATTTGAGGGTATCATCGAAAGTGATGAGCAACCAAAAGAAAGTACTATTGTATCGCCGTTTGGAGAACATGGGGCTCCGATTGGAGTTTGGTTTGACGAAGAAAAAGAGATTTGGCAACCTCCAAAAATCAGCCCCACCGGTGAACAACAAATAATTATGACTTTAGCGAAAAATATATCAACTTTACAAACGATGATTATGGTCCAAAATCAACAATTAGCATATTTTTCTAAGAAAGAAGGTTAAAAAATGACGCAAGTGCAAATGTTACACATTTTTTGGGATATGTGGGGTAATCACGACTTAGACTTTTACAAAGTATATGTAGAGTGTGGTGTAATCACAAAAGAACAATACAAGGAAGTAACTGGTGTAGATTACTAGAATTATAGTGGTGGGTGGGAGGCATACGGAGGTGATGAAATGCCGCATAGCGTTTTAGGTCTTGGTTTT